CAAATGTCAACATTCTCGAAGGTATCAGGTTTTATGTCTCGTTCGCTTGCAGCTTTGCATTTGGTGAACTCAAACTTATGGAAGGATCCGCTAAAATTATCTCTCTCATCGCAAGAGACGAAAATCAGCACCTTGTCATTACTCAGAACATCCTCAATAAGTGGCGTGAAGGAGATGATCCAGAAATGCAACAAATTGCTAAAGAAGAAGAGGAATGGGTGAGGTTTGCTTTTGAAAATTGTGTCAATGAAGAGAAGCACTGGGCAGAATATCTGTTCAAGGATGGTTCTATGATTGGTCTGAATGATAAGTTGCTACATCAGTATGTTGAATGGGTTGCAAATCGTAGAATGAAAGCAATTGGGATCAAACCACTGTATGACATTGCTGCAAAGAACAATCCACTTCCTTGGACTTCTCACTGGATTGAATCCAAAGGATTGCAAGTGGCACCTCAAGAAACAGAAGTTGAAAGTTATATGGTTGGGGGAATTAAGCAGGATGTTGCTGCTAATACATTTGCTGATTTTAAACTTTGACTTATTCAACAAACTGAACTATACCCATTTTTTAAAATTATTAAATATAAATACTTAAAAAATTTATAACCATGTTGTCACCTAAGGAATATCAAGAACTTTATATCTCCATGTATGAGGGGATGAGTGATGATGAAAAAGAGATGAGACGTCTTGCTGCTGCTGAAAGACGTGCAGGTAAATCTGATAGAATGGATGCAAAAGTTGCTGCTAAGTATGCAAGTTCAGAAGCACGATCAGCAGCAAGAGAAGATAAAAAATCTAAGGGTAAGCACATTCATGGAACTGTTGATGAAGCAGTTTATGGTGGTGAACCAAAGAAGCAAGAAGAGCCAAAAGATACCAGAATGACAGTGACTGCTGCTGATAGGAAAGCAAATACAAAAGCATGGCAGAACTTTCAGGCAGGTCATAAAGGTTATAAGGCTGCTCCACATCTTGGTGAAGAAAAGGATGATTCATATTTGGAAACAGATATGAAGAAGAGACAGAAAAATAATGAAACTGCTATTGGTGCTATGAAGAAGACCAAGGCATATGCTGATATGGTCAAAGCAGCAAGAAAGAATTTTGATGAGCAAGTTACAAAAAAAGAACTTGAATTGCAATTAAGAGCACACTTAAGAGAGCGTGCCCTTGATGCTGCAGAGAAAAGAGAAAAGGAAAGTGTTTTCAAAGCACTCAAGACTTCAAAGCTTGCTAAGACTTATCCAGAGAAGTCTCCTAAAGAGATTGAGAGTTTGAGATATGCTATCTCTACTTCTCAAGCTAAGAAGAATATGGATACTTCAAGGTCAGATAAGAGGTATGGTGTAGAAAGATAATGAAGTTCAATTTCCAGTTTGGAAAAAAGAAACCTGATAACAAGAGCATTATTATTGTAAGTCTTGTTGTCACTGCAATTATTTCTACATTATCTCAGTGTACACATATAAAACAAAATAGTCTGTGGGATCTCTTTGATGAAGTTCAAAGAAAGTTCTTCCCACAGACTATTTTTAATGAGTTGATTATAAAGGACCCTGAGAAGTTGGATAGAAGAGTCAAGAGGGATGTTGATCGTGCTCTTGAGGAGTATGAGACATGGGAGAGGTCTCTGCCCCCTAGAATGACCAACAAGACCATCCTTAAGGATTTGGAGTCTCCTAGGTTTACTGATACTGAAAGACTGATTGTGGAGGATGCAATTTACTATGAGTGCCCTGGAGGAGTCATGGGCATCAGAGCAGCATGGGTTGACAAAGATCCCAACTGTGATTAGAATCACTCTGTTAAGGGTGAAAGATAAATAATAGCTCATAAGATACTTTAAGATGATCTATGAGAATCCTTGGAGATATCAAGGAAAAATTTTTGAAACAGAAGATATTCAAGATTACTTTGGGTTTGTTTATTTAATAGAATGTTCTGAGACCAATAGGAAATATTTGGGTAGAAAATACTTTTGGTCTTTTAGAAAGCCTAAAGGAAAGAAACGAAAAGTCAAACAAGAAAGTGATTGGAAGATGTATTATGGTTCTTGTCCAGAATTGAAAGAAGATATTGTAAAGTATGGTAAGAACAAGTTTCAAAGAACTATTTTATCGCTTCATAAGACTGGAGGTAAGACTAACTATGAAGAAACACGTCAACTATTTGTAAACAATGTTTTGACAGAATCCCTTGACAATGGCATTCCTATGTACTATAATAGTAATGTCCTTGGAAGATATTTTAGAAAAGATTATTATGAACAAAACTCAATTAAAACAAATGTGTCAAGTTCAAGTTGATAATATTATTAATAGAATGTATGTTCTTTGTGCAGATGGAAGGTCTAATGATGCCTCTGCATTGTATAAGGAAATTAAAGATTGGGTAATCAATAATACTGAAATTGAGGTAATGTCTTTAGATTATATTAATGATATCTTTGAGGATAATAAATAGTCATTCATTATGATTCTTATTATGAGTCTTTGATAATGATTTAGAGCCCAGGAGATTGCCCCTTGAAAAGGGGGAAGTGCGCTTTCTTTATTGGGATGTAGAATTCAATTAATTTAATGCTTTTTAAAACACTTTCAATACTTGCTTTTGGTCTTGTGGGATTAGCACCCCCAACAGCAAAGGCAGCAAGCGGATGTTCCCTTGCCTCACATTATGGAGTTGGTGATGGATATCATGGACAAACTGCAGCAAATGGAGAAGTTTACAATGCATATGGTATGAGTGCAGCTCATAAATATCTTCCATTTGGCACTAAATTAAAAGTTACTAATCAAGACAATGGTAGGTCTGTTGTTGTAAGAATTAATGACAGAGGACCATACATTGCAGGTAGATCTCTTGACTTGTCCTATGGAGCATTTAGTAAAATTGCATCTCCTGGACAAGGGGTTGCCAATGTGTGTTATTCTATGCTATAATTGATATGCTTGACAACTGAATATTTGGGAGGTTATTATCCTCCCATAAATATGCGAGCATAGTTTAGGGGTAAAATACCATCCTTCCAAGTTGAAGTCACCAGTTCGAATCTGGTTGCTCGCTCTCTAAATATATGAAAAAAAAATTTAAAAAACTTATACAAAAACCATTAAGATTTCATCACTAAGATATACATGAAGAACTTGACGAAATTAAAAGGATGATTAAAAATGTTAAAGATCAGATGCAAGAATTGCAACAAAGAATTACAAGCACATCCATCTCAGACTAAATGTTGTGGGTGTGATAATATGACAACTATTCGTGGAGAAAGTATTAGTGCTATTGATTTAAGCCTTGTAGAAATTGTTTCTCCAGTGTATAATAAAAAGAAGACAAATAAATTGTTATCAAATGAAGACCTTGCTTTTCAAGAAGCAAGAAAAACCCGTAAATTTAAAAAATTGGAGTTTGAAATTAGATGAGTTGGGAATTCCCAAAACTTTCAAAAAGTGATATTGAAATTATTACTTTGTCCTTGGATGACTACATATATTATTCCAAGCAAGATGGAATAGATGTCCAAGAAGCAGAAAGAATATTGTTGAGATTAAATGACCATTTGCAAAAATTCTAAATGGACCAACACACCTATGATAATTGGGTGAAAATCAAAGAAACATTTGAAAAATCTGGGAATACTAATAATATGTTTTACAGAAGAGCATGTGAAATTGTAAAAACAAAAGTAGATCCTATGAATACATTTTGGAAAAATAAACTTGATTTTTAATTTATCATGCAAAAATTTACAATAGAAGAATTTCAAACTAATTTTGATAATCTTTTAAGTCGTGTAGAAAGTGGAGAAACATTTATCATTACATATGAAGGAAAGGAAGTAGTAATAATGCCCACAAAAGAATATGATTGTATAGTAGATACTATAGATGAAAATGACGACCTAATTCGAATACACAAGAATCATGAAGAAGGTTGTTAATTTTTGGGAGTGTGATGTATGGAGCATCGTGGGTCTTATAAGCCCAAGTGGACCAGATTAGTCCCGTGTTAGGGTTCGATTCCCTACACTCCCATGCCCTGCCTCTCAGTCACGGATGGACTATAACAGCACTGGTGGAGTCAAATTTGACCCTCATTAGGTTTCCAATTTCCAAATAAAAAATTGGTGGCGAGCCTGAGTTACAGAGATGAGTTGCATAAACTCATCTTTTTTTGTATAATTAAAAAAAGTATTTTGCAAGTATGAAAATTTTAAATAGCGCTAATTTTGCAAAGCTTCATAATGAAGAAACTATATTCTATTCTCATGTATTTGATTTAAATTTAGTTTTTGATAAAATTAGACAAAAAGATCATGATGTTATTTTGATCAGTGGATGTGGTGATATTGGTATAGATAACTTCTATGCACCAGACAACGTAAAATATTGGTTTGCTCAAAATGCATTATCCAATGATGAAAGAATTATTCCAATTCCAATTGGAATGTGTAATGGATTTGAGCATCAAATTCCAGGTCAAACATCAATTGGATGTGGAGGAACTTATGAGTATTGTGATGAAATGTCTAAGATGCTTATAGACAAATTTTTAAATGATTCTTCAGTTCCAACTGAATTCATGTATGCCAATTTTACTATAAGTTCAAATCAAGGGTACAGATCAGTCGTAAAAGATATAGCAGTTGCCAGTGATTTCATTCATTATGAAGATCCAGAAGATGTTGGATTTATTTCTGTAGTTGGAAAATACCTTGAAGAAGATGGTGCTAAAAAATATATTCAGAAAATTTTAAATCATGAAGCAATTTTATGTCCTATTGGTGCTGGAATAGATACTCATAGGTTGTGGGAAACATTATATTGTAAAAGAGTTCCTGTCACTATTAATTCAAATGCATTTAGACATGAAAGAGTAAATCAATCTCCACATCATCCAGGAGAAACTTGGTATGCTCCTCCATTACAAAATGAGTATTCAATTTATACTAAATTATATTCACAACTACCTGTTGTTGTTTTGGATAGTTATAGAGATTTGTTTGATAAATCTCTTTTAGAAAGATTGATTGAAGAACAAAAACAAAAAGAATATGATATAAATCTTTTGGATTTCAACTACTGGAAAAAAATGATCTTAGACTATGAAAAAACTTTACTTTTATAATAATTACCACTATGGTGATTGTTTAGTGTCTCTTCATTTTTTAGATCATTTGTCTAAAAAAAATAACATTGAGTGTGAGTTTACATGTAAATCTGAATATCATGATCAATTAAATGAACTGATTTCATTTAACTCAAAAATTACTTTGTCTTGTTTGCCAAGAGAAAATTATGATTCTTTAGATTTTAGAACGCATTCTGGACCAAATAGTGCTATTAATCTTTGGTGTTGTCCCTCACTTCGTAAAATGTGGGGATCTGAAATAGAACAATTTCCAGCTTACTCTACAAAGTTTCCAACCATGTTGGATTTGGGATTTGTTTTGCTTGAGATTTGGAAATATGTTTGTCAAACAAATGATTTAGTATTTCCTTTTAAATGTAAGGATGAAATAATTTTTGATCAAGAAGTATTATTAAATGATACTTTGAATTCTAAGTATGATTTCCTTTTGGTGAATAGTTATTGTCATAGTGGACAAATGAAAATAATACCAGAAGAACAAGATGATTTGTTTCTTCAAATTATAGATTTGTTAAAAGAAAATAATAAAACTTTTATTACCACACAAAAACTTTTAGATTATGAATGTACATTAGATTATAATTTATCTTTAGTTGGTATTGGACAATTATCCAAACATTGTAAAGTTGTTTTGGGTGTTCCAACTGCACCTCTTTGGATCTCACTAAATAAGTGGTCTATGCAAAATTATATTAAATTTGTAAATTATACTAATGATATTTGTGCTTATGATTTTGGTGACAAAACCGTAAATATAAATGATTTGGATGAATTGTATGAAGAAGTTTGTAATTTAATTAAACAAGTATGAAAGCAGCAGTATTAGTTGAAATTGATGCACCCCTTGCAGTTAAAGAAGTAGAACTTACTGAACTGAAAGTTGGTCAAGTATTAGTCAAAGTTCTTATGAGTGGATTGTGTGGAGCACAACTTCATGAGATTAAAGGTTATAAAGGAAATGCAAAGTTTCTTCCTCACCTAATGGGACATGAAGGGTGTGGAATTGTAGAAGAAGTTAGTCCTGGTGTCACTACAGTCAAGGTTGGTGATAAAGTTGTAATGCACTGGCGTCCTGGATCAGGAATTGAAGCACCATTTCCATCTTATGTAATGGATGGTAAATCTATGAGCAGTGGTAAAGTTACTACTCTCAGTGAGTATTCTATTGTTTCTGAAAATAGATTGACCACAGTGCCTCAAGATACACCACCAGAACTTTGTGCTGTTCTTGGGTGTGCTCTTACAACTGCTATGGGTATCATTGACAATGAGATTGATCTTAAGTTTGGTGAAAGTGTTGCAGTTGTTGGGTGTGGTGGTGTTGGATTAAATTTGATTCAGGCAGCATCTATGAAGAGTGCTTGTCCAATTTATGCCATTGATAACAATGTGGAAAAAAGAGAATTGTGTTTTACTGCAGGAGCAACTACATTTACTGATAGTGTAGAAAATATTGATAAGATAGATGTAATTATAGACACAACTGGAATTCCAGAAGTTATTACTAATTGTATTGGTAAGTTATCTAATAATGGAAGAATGATTCTTGTAGGACAACCTGCACCAGGAAAGATGGTTGAGGTAATGAATGCCGTTAATCTTTTCAATGGGATGGGGCAAAGTATTAAAGCAACTCAAGGAGGTAAAACAAATCCTCAAGAAGATATACCAAGATATGTAAAAATGTATCAAGAGGGAATTCTTGATGTAAAACAATTTGTGACACATTATTTTACATTAGATCAAATTAATAAAGCATTTGATTTGCTTAAATCTGGTAATGCTGGTAGAATTATGATTAAAATTGGAGAAAACATATGAGAAAGAAATGGACTAAAGAGGAATTGATTGCTTTTGAGGATCATATTGGCGATCTTTATTTGGATAATAAACTTCCATTTCTTTTTCACTTATCTGGTGGAAACGAAGATCAATTAATTGAAATTTTTGATCAAATTGAAGATGGTGATTATGTAATTTCTAACCATAGGAATCATTATCATGCTCTTCTTCATGGAGTTCCTCCTGAAGTTGTAGAGGATAGAATCCTTAATGGAAGAAGTATGTTCATCTATGATAAAGAAAGAAACTTTTTTGTTTCTGCTATCATTGGTGGCACTCCTGCTATTGCAGCAGGTATTGCATGGGCATTAAAAAAGAAAGGGTCTGATAGAAAAGTTTGGTGCTTTGTTGGAGATGGAACAGAAGATAATGGACATCTTTTTGAAGCAGTTAGATATGTGAATGGATGGAACTTGCCTTGCAAGTTTGTAATTGAAAGTAATGATAGATCTTGTGAGGCATCAAATGCTGATAGGTGGGGTAGAACTGCACATCCAGAATGGAACTCTCCATCTGTGATTAGGTATCAATATACCTGTACCTATCCTCATTGTCGTAAACCTGGAATGATTGATCTTTCTAAAGCAATCAAGAAAACTGATGATGAATACTTCCCTCCTCTTCAAGAATTTGTTTATCCTAATGATATAGTTTCTGATATTTCTTACAAAGATGCTATCAATCAGTCTATGACTGAACTTGGAGAAGAAGGTGCAATCTTTATTGGATATAATGTTGCCTATGGTAATGCAATGGGAACTCTTAAAGGTGTTCCTAAAGAACAAAAACTTGAAACACCTGTGGCAGAAAATCTGATGGCAGGTCTTGCTATTGGCATGTCATTTGAGGGATTTATTCCTGTTCTTTATTATGAACGTCATGATTTTATGTTAGTTGCTTCAGATGCAATTATTAATCATATTGATAAGATTGAGAGAATTTCTCATGGTGAATTTAAAGTTCCTGTGATTATTCGTGCTGTGACTGCTGATGCTGGTCCATTTTATTCTGGTATTACCCATTCTCAAGACTTTACGGAACTGTTTAGATCAGCAGTAAGTTTTCCTGTAATTGATCCTGTCACTGGCGCAGATGTTCTAAATGCAGTTAGAGGTGCAAGAGAAAGTGGACGTCCTATGATGTTGATTGAAAGAAAGTCAAGGTATTGATGAAAAGAATACTTGTTGTTGGTGAAAGTTGTAGGGATGTATTTGTCTACTGCGATTCTTTTAGGTTGTGTCCTGAAGCACCAGTCCCAGTTCTAAACATTATTGACCAGAGAGAAAATCCAGGAATGGCTGGAAATGTGCGTAGAAATATAGAAAGCATATCTGGTAAAGTTGATATTCATACTAACTCTAACTGGTATGAATTGACCAAAACCAGATATGTTCACCAAGAAACAAATCATATGTTTTTTAGAGTGGATAGCACACAAAAAATAGAACCAGCAGATGTAAGTAAAATAGATTTTGATTATGATGCTATTGTAATCTCTGATTATAATAAAGGATTTTTAACACCAAAAGATATTAGTCATATTTGTGATAATCATTCTAATGTTTTTATTGACACCAAAAAAACATTGGGAGATTGGGTAAGCAAAGCTAAGTTTATTAAAATCAATGATGTTGAATACAAAAACTCAAAACAGTTTTTAACTAAAGAGTTATCGCAAAAAATTATTCATACTATGGGTGGAATGGGTTGTGAGTATCAAGGTAAGAGATATCCAACAAAAAAGGTAGAAGTTAAAGATTTATCTGGAGCAGGAGATACTTTTATGGCTGCATTTGTTGTAAAGTATCTTGAAACTAATGATGTTGAACAAAGCATTAAGTTTGCAAATCAATGCGCATCAAAAGTGGTATCACAGAAAGGAGTGGCAACAATATGATTATTCTAACAGGATCCTCTGGTTTTATTGGTAAAAACTTTAAGCCAAAACTAAATGAACCAGTAGTAGAAGTTGAGCAAAATAATGCATACAGTTTTATTAGTAGTTTTGATAAATGGAATGAAGTATCTTTGATACTTCATCAAGGTGCAATTTCTTCTACTACAGAAACCAATATCAGAACTCTTCATCATAATAATGTAGAATTTAGTTTGCTTTTATTTGAAAAGGCAATAAAGTATTGTATACCAATTAAATATGCCTCTTCTGCATCTGTGTATGGAAACACTCAAGGACAAATTAATCCGTTAAATTACTATTCTATTAGTAAACTTCAAATTGATTATTATATTCAAGATAATCTTGATAAGTTTTCTTTAGTTCAAGGATTTAGATATTTTAATGTTTATGGTGATGGGGAACAAAATAAAGGTGATCAAGCAAGTCCTGTTAGTAAATTTACAAAACAAATACAAGAAACTGGTAAATTAAAATTATTTGAGGGGTCTGATAAATTTTTAAGAGACTTTATTTGTGTAAATGATGTAGTTGATATTGTTTTAAATAATAATCAATCTTCTGGAATTTATGATTTAGGGACAAGTAATCCAGTAAGCTTTCAACATGTTGCTGAATGCGTTTCTAAAAAGTATAATGGTGAAATAGAATATATTTCTTTCCCAGAACATTTAAAAGGTAAGTATCAAGATTATACTTGTGCCAAAAAAGAGTGGGGAAATTATAAATTTACAACTATTGAAGAGTATTTAAAATGATTACAGTCTGGGTAAATGGTTGCTTTGACATTCTGCATCCAGGACATATAGAACTTTTTAAGGTTGCTAAATCTCTTGGTGATAGATTAATTGTTGGTGTTGATGAAGATGAAAAAGTAAGAAAAGATAAAGGAGAAGATAGACCTATCAATTCTTTGTGTTTTCGTAAAACTATGTTAGAATCTATAAAGTATATTGATGTAGTTTTACCTTTTGGAAGTAAACTTGAACTTGAGCAACTTATAGAACTTTACAGTCCAGACATACTTTTGGTTGGAGCTGATTGGAGGGATGGTGAAGTTGTTGGAAGACAGTTTGTAAAAGAGGTAAAATTTTTTAATCGTGTAGGAAATTATTCTACTACAAAAATTATTTCACAAATAAAAAAGGTATAAAATCTATGAAAGTATTTGATTCTCAAATTTCCCATCCATATGTAGATGTAGTAAAAGAATCTCTTGACAAAGCTTCAAAATATGAAAGTCAATTGACTGAACTTGTATTAAATATGGAAGGAATGTCTGGAAAAATGTACAGACACTTTATTAATAATACAATTTCTTCTATTCCTGATACCAGATATTTAGAAGTAGGTTCTTGGAAAGGTTCTACATTGTGTGCTGCAATCTTTAATAATAATATTACTGCTTATGCTATTGATGATTGGAGCACTGATGGTGGACCAAAAGATGAGTTTATGAAAAATGTGGAAAATTGTATTGAAGCATCTGATGAAACTTTGAACATTGATGTAAAGTTCGAAGAAAGTGATTATAGAAAAGTAAATTATACTGAAATTGGAAAGTATAATATTTTTCTATATGATGGTCTTCATGAAGAACATGATCAATATGATGGAGTAGTTTTACCTTATGATAATTTAGATGATGTTTTTATCTTAATTGTTGATGATTGGAATTGGGATGGTCCTCAAAAAGGTACTAGAAGAGCAATTGAAGATTTGAATTTAGAAGTTCTTTATTCAGTTGAAATTGAGGGTGCTGGATGTAATGGTTATGGTGCAAGTGATTGGCATAATGGGTATTTTATTGGAGTTTTGAAAAAAACAAATTGATGAAATATATTGTTGATATTGATGGGACAATTTGCACATCAGTTTCTGATGGAAACTATGAGGATGCAGAACCAATACAGTCTCATATAGACAAAATAAATAAGTTGTATGATGAAGGACACCAAATCATTTATCTTACTGCTAGAGGTATGGGTAGATATAGTGATAATGTTAACTTAGCAAAAATAACTTTTTATGAACTTACAAAAAATCAATTAAATCATTGGAAATGTAAGTATCATAAATTAATACTGGGTAAACCATCTGGTGATTATTACATTGATGACAAAGGAATTAACTCTTATGACTTCTTCAAAAATTAAATTTGTTCCTAAGGGGTGGGGATTTGAAAAGTGGATAGTTAACAATACTGAATATTGTGGTAAGTTGTTGTATTTTGTTAAGGGTAAAAAATGTTCTTGGCACTATCACATTCTTAAAGATGAAACATTTTATATTCAGTCTGGAAAACTTATACTTAGTTATAGTGATGAAGATAATTTAGAAACTGCTAACAAAAAAGTATTGAGAAAAGGAGATCATTTTCATATTTGCAGAGGATTGAGACATCAAATGTATGCATTGGAAGATACAGAGTTATTTGAATTTTCTACGCAACATTTTGATGATGATAGTATTAGAATTATTAAAGGAGACTGATGATTAGTATTGTTACTGGGACATTAAATAGAGGACCTTTTCTTCAAGGATTGATTGAAAATACAGTTGAAGCAAATGAAAAACTTGAACTTGTATTAGTAGATGGTGGGAGTACAGATGGAACTATTGAGTATATTAAAAATGAAAATCATCCAAGAATTAAATTAATTGAAGTTGGACAGAGAAGTTCATATCCACATTTTATGAACTTAGGTATTCAAAATGCATCACACGAAATCATTTGTCAGTGGAATGATGATGTTCTTTTAGTTAATGATTGGGAGGAAGTTTTCTCAGAAATAGATGATGAAAATGATTTTTATTTGTTTAATTGGAAGTATGGAAATCTTGATGACATAAAAAATCCAAATTGGTTATCTGGAAATAATCACAGCAATGATTGGTTTTTGACTAATGCAAAACCAGAACATAATATAGTTATGAATTATGGTTTGTATAAAAAGAAAATCTTTAGTGAAATTGGAATGTATAATTCAGAATACAGATATTATGCAGCAGATGGAGATATGGCAGAACGTGCATATTATTTTGGGTACAAGTGTAAAGATTTGAGAAACATTAAAGTATGTTCTTTAATCACTGATAAAGTAGCACAGTATTATTCTGATGATATGCAGATTTTAGATAAAAATGTTGAATTATATAAAAACAAAATTCTTCCAGATACAATTCAAATTTTAAAATGATGACTAAACATAAGTTTAATTTGGTTGGTGATTCATTTACTCATTTAACAGGGGGAAATAAAGGATACTCTGTAGCAGGAAAAGAATCAAAATACATTCAGTGGGTAAAAGATGGAAGTGGTGCTGCAACATTTTATGTTGACAATACTTTAGAACAGGCATTTCTTGATGAAAATAAAACACTTCCAAAATATGGGTGGTTATTAGAATCAAAATTTGTAACTCCACAAATTGTAGATTCTGTTAAAATGTTTCCTGAAAAATATTTGGAAGTGTTTGATATTATTTTTACACACAATCAAGAATTGTTAAAGATAGATTCAAAATTTAAGTGGGTTCCAGCACAAGGATTTTGGATTAAAGAACCTAAAGTATATGAAAAATCTAAAATGATTTCATTCATTGCATCCAATAAAAATTTCACAGAAGGTCATAAAAAGAGATTGGAATGGGTTGAAAGAATTGGGGATCAAGTAGACCTTTATGGTAGAGGTTTCAATGAGATTGGTACAAAAGAAGAAGGGTTGTGTGATTATATGTTTTCTGTAGTTGTTGAAAATGGATTTTATAAATCATACTACACAGAGAAGATTCTTGATTGTTTTGCTACTGGTACTATTCCTGTTTATTTGGGATCTCCTGACATTGGAGATTATTTCAACAAAGATGGTATTATTGAATTGACTGATGAATTTGACGTTTCTGAAGAAATTTATTATAGTAAGATGAGTGCTATTAAAGATAATTTGGAACGTGTTAAGGATATGGAAATCCTTGAAGATTTTATTTACAAAAATTACTTGGAGAATTGAATGTCTACATTAATTTATATTGGAACCAATGAAGGATATGGATTGGAAGAATATGTAGATCTTTATGATAAGGTTTATGCTTTTGAACCAGATCCAGAAATGTTTGATGTTTTAGTTGATAAATTTAAAGACAGAGAACATGTAGTATTTGTAAATGCAGCTTGTTCAGACACAGCAGGGATTAAAACTCTTTATGTTACAGAGAATAGACATTCTACTTCTCTTTCTGAATTATCTGATTATTCTTTGACTTATGGATTCTCTGGTGGCAAAGCATCCTTTAAAACTTTCGAAGTTAATTGTGTTAATCTTTATGATTATTTTGTAGAAAATAAAATTGATTATGTGGACACATTAATTACAGATTGTCAAGGAAGTGATTTGTCAATTATCAAAACCATTCTTCCTTATATTGATGGTAAAAAGATAGGGGAATTGTTTTGCGAAACTCATGGAACATCTGTAGAACTTTATGCAGGCTTAAATAATCAATTTGATAAATTTAAAGAGATTCTTTCTTCAAACTATGAAGTTGTGGATTTTTATCTTGATGGTAAATTAATGTCTAAAGACTCTGAACCTTTTGTTGAGTGGGACACTCATTGGGTATTGAAGGATGATAACATTTACTAAGTTAGGAAATCTTGGAAGGTTAGGTAATCAAATGTTTCAGTATGCCTCTTTAAGGGGTATTGCTGCGAATAGAGGATTTGATTTTTGTATTCCTCCAGAACATGTGTTTGGAGAAATTGACTCTAATGTAAAAAATTGTTCTACTAATATTCATACTGCTTTTGATTTAAGTAAGTGTAATAAAATTGGAAATCCTATTCTTTATGAAAGAGTTGAAGAATCTGGTTATCATTTTGACCAATATCTTTTTAATAATTGCCCAGATAATGTAGACTTATATGGATACTTTCAATCTGAAAAATATTTTAAACATATTGAAGATGAAATAAGAAAAGATTTTACTTTTTCTCAAGAACTTGTAGATCAATGTTTCAAGTTTATTAAAGAACTTGATTCAAATGGTGAAGTAATTTCTTTACACATTAGGAGAGGTGATTATTTACAATTACAATCTTATCATCCCACTCCTCCAATAGAATATTATGCAGAGGCATTAAAAAGATTTCCTAATGCACCTGTGCTTGTTTTTTCGGATGAATCAGATTGGTGTTTTAATCAAGAATTATTTGATCATGATAGATTTTTAATTTCTCAAGGATCTAATCCAGATTTTGATATGTGTTTAATGACTCTTTGTAAGTATCATGTTATTGCTAATTCATCATTTTCTTGGTGGGGAGCATGGTTAGCAAAAAGTGATCATGTCATAGTTCCTAAAAATTGGTTTGGCCCATCACTACCACAACATAGTACAACAGATCTTTACCTTAAAGGATGGCAAGTGATATGAATAATTTTTTTGATAAAATCTTTTGCATTAATTTAGACTCTAGACCTGATAGGTGGAAATCTGCAATAGAAGAATTTGAAAAGCATTCTTTACAAGTAGAAAGAATTGCTGGAATTGATGGTTCTAAAATGAATTTAGATTTTCCTTCGGAAATTAAAGAAGGTGCAGTAGGATGTGCATTATCCCAATTTTTTTCTGTTAAATATGCAAGACAATTGGGATTAAATAATTTTCTTTTGCTTGAGGATGATGTAGAATTTGAAGATAATATTAATAATATTTTTCAACAATATATAACTGAAGTTCCTGATAATTGGGATATGTTGTATCTTGGTGGGCAGCATTTTCATGGGATGAATCTTCAACAAGTTTCTGAACATGTTTATAAGTGTGAGTATACTTTAGCAGCACATTCAGTAGCATTTAGAAATACTGTTTTTGATAGATTTGTTGATAAATTAATTGATATAACTAAACCTTGTGATGTTCATTATGCAGAATCTCATAAAGAAATAAATGCTTATGTATTCATTCCACACTTAACTTGGCAAAAAAATAGTTATTCTGATATTGAAAAAATAAATATAGATTATACATTTTTAAAACAACATAGATATCCACAGTGGGGGAAACCGTGACAGATACTTCTACAATTAAAAAAAAACTTAAAGGAATGGGTCCAATTCTATGGATCAATCTTGATACTGAAATTAATAGACAAGAGCACATGAATTCTTTGTTTGATGAATATGATATTCCCAACACGAGAATCTCTGCTGTTGATGCAAGAGGTAACAATGATGTAAGTGATCTTTTAGTTGGAAAATTTCCAGAATTGATTACTCAAGGAGAACTTGGATGCACCATGTCTCACCTCAAAGCTATTAAATATTTTTATGAACAAACTGATTTAGATTCTATTATTATCTGTGAAGATGATATAGTATTTGATACAGCTCAGTACTGGCCATTTACTTGGAAGAACTTTATGTCTTATGCTCCCTATGATTGGGACGTGCTGCAGTGTGCTATTACAAGTACAAAAAACCTAAGAGCAAATCTTCATCCAAGATTGATTAATGATTTTTGTGCTGCATTTTATGTGATTACAAGGCATCATGCAGAAAAACTTATTAAACTGCATTATAGAGGGGATAAATATAGACTAGATCAAAAACTTAAGCCTAGAGCTGCATCAGAAGAAATCATTTATAATACCGGAAAAACTTACTCAATTCCTTTATTTACTTATAGATATGACTTTGAATCTGGTATTCACCAAGATCATATTGAGATCTTTCATAGAAATAATGTGGAAGGAGTAACTAACTTTTGGAAAAACAGACCACCAGAAATGGGAACAGAACAATTACTAGACTATGATTTCTATCAGTTCTGGGAACCTTTAGTGGGTTGACAAATTTTAAAAAATAAAATATAATATTATTTGTCATAGAAATTTATAATGACTATTACTACTAATGAACATGGACAACAAAACATGTTCGCCAAAGAACCTAAAATGTACATTACTGAGGAAGATCAAATGAACCACGAAAATCAAACACACAATGAACGTGCAGAAATTTACAATGGAAGAGCTGCAATGCTGGGATTTGTAGCAGCAGTAATCTCTTATTTGGTAACTGGAAAACTCTTTTTTGGAGTATACTGAACTCCTAACAAACTATAAACCTTATAAAGAGACTTTGATCTATATAAGATTGAGGTCTCTTCTTTTTTTATGTCAAGAAATGAATTGTCTAAAGATGAAATGAAGTGTTGGGTCCTTAAGTGTAAGGATGAATTATATCGAGAACAGATCACACAATATACTACAGATCCTAAAAAAATCGCTCATAAGTATTTAAATAAAGTCTTAGACAAGATTAACGAATTCAGATACTAAATATGTACTATACAGAAATTTTATTATTTTTTTCTGTTGGTATTTGTTTTTTAATTATAAATATTGCATATTCTAATGGAGATAAAAATGAAAATTGATTTGCATAAATTTTTTCAGTATTATGATGAGAAAAATCCAAAACATGTTGCTGCTGTTGAGCAACTCGAAAAGGATCTAAACGATTCAGTATTACTAAATGATGACTCAAATTGGGTTCGTATTTACAGAACCAAAATTGAAAAACCAAAATCTGATATTCGTTTAGAAGTTCCTTATTATCCACAGACTGATAATTATACAGATGCTGCTCGCACTTGTAACTCATCTGCCTGTGCGATGTGTCTTGAGTATTTGAAACCTGGAACTCTTAAAGGAGCACAAGGAGATGATGCCTATATTAGAAAAGTATTTGCCATCGGTGATACAACTGATCATTCTGTGCAGACACAAGTTCTTGCAAATTATGGAATTCAGTCAAATTTTAGTTATAATCTTTCTTTTGCTGATCTTGATAAAAGTCTTAGTGCTGGCAAACCTGTTGTTATTGGCATCCTACATCGTGGTTCTTTGTCTAATCCTACGGGCGGCCACATGGTTGTAGTGATTGGTAAGACACAGAATGGTGACTATGTTGTAAATGATCCTTATGGATCTTTGAATGATGGTTATACAGGTGATGTTTATAATGGCAAAGGTGCTATCTATAAGAAATCAGATCTATCTGCTCGTTGGTGCCCAAATGGTAATGATGGATGGGGCAGAATCTTTGATGTAAAAAAGTAGAAATCTCTATTCCTAATAAAGGAGTAGATCTTATTAAAGAGTTTGAAGGTTGTCACTTACAGGCATATCCAGATCCTCTGTCTGGACACCTTCCGATTACTATTGGTTGGGGAAGCATCAAAGATTTGGATGGAAAACCATTTAAACTGGGTCAAAAGATATCACAAAAAGTTGCTGATGATCTTTTGATAAGTCAAATTAAAAATGAGTTTATTCCTACACTTTCAAAAATACCTTATTGGGAGGAAATGTCTGATGGAAAACGCGGTGCTCTTCTTAGCTTTGCTTACAATCTTGGGGTTAGTTTTTATGGATCTGGAAATTTTAGTTCAATCACTCGCCATTTACGTGAAAAAAACTGGGACGCAATTCCAAAAACATTAGAACTATATTGTAATCCTGGTAGTAAAGTTGAAGCAGGACTATTAAGAAGAAGAAAAGCAGAAGGAGAACTTTGGAAAAAATGAAAACCTTCAATCAATTTTTATTTGAAACATCAAATCAAGAAAGAACTAGTATGGAGGAGTTTGAAAAACTTGTTCATAAGTTTCTTCCTTTTGTCTTTAAAGAATTAAAAATAAAAAATATTCCCCCTCTTCATTTTAAAAATGGAAAGGATGGTATTCATGTTCAAGATGTTCCTGGAGTTACTATTGTAAAAAATTCTGGGTTTAGTCAAGTCAAAGGAACCTTTGGACAAACAAGTAAAAAAAATAGAATAGTAGTTAATGTGGAAAATAGGCATCCTTTGGATGCCTTAAGAACTCTAGCTCATGAATTATGTCATTATCACCAACATACTATTGGAGTTCATGGAACAGGAGAAACTGGAAGTCCAACAGAAAATGAAGCAAGTGCAAGATCTTCAATTATTATGAGAAACTTTGATCATGCTTATCCAAATGTTTTTAAACTTAATCCTTTATAAATTAATCTTCCACCTTAGTTCTCAAAGCAATTACTGTTGTTAGAATTGTTAATAAAGTTTCATATCCTTTTTTCTCAGATTCTTTGCAATCCAAGGGAGGAGGATTTTTTAATTTGCCCAATGCATTTGCTCCATTGATTGATCCTGGAAATATAAAATTGCAAGAAACAAAATTCAATCCAACAAAACTAACTGCTGAGATACAAACAATAAAAATAAGTTTGTTGAGACTGAGTTTCATTTTCCCTCTTGATTATGAATCCAGGTTTTTAATCTAGCAACATACTTTCTTAATACTTCTGCTTGTTCTTCATGCCAGGTATCTCCAGTTTTTAAGTATAGATTTGTATGATTATCGACTGCTTTTAGTATCTTATGTATGGGTCCATTCCAGTCCTCTCTTTGAGGGGTATTGAAATCCCTTGACATAGGTGGGAAGCATTTTAAGTATTTAGAAAAA